TCCAGAATAAGTTTCTGGTGCAGCAGCTTCACCTTCTGTTAGGGTTTCAGTTCTATTAGCAGTTGAAGTACCTGAAGTGAAATAAGATTCCTTCAATGTCTTCAATTTTTCACGATATTGTGTCTCACTTTCAAACTCTACACTTTCAGCAAGTGAAGCGAGCTTCTCTTTCTGAGTGGCAGCAAGGCCTTCAGAAACAGTGTCAAGAATACCATCAGCAGTTGCCTCTGCGAGACTTTTGTTGAGGAAAATATTCTTTTCTATTTGCTCATTGAGCTTGGTTTCCATGTCATCTAGTTTTTCTACCATGCTTTCTAGCACATCATATTTATCGTCAGGGATTGATACATAATTATCTTCAAAAAGACTCTTCATTCCAGATAGGAATGATTCAGTCAATTCTGTTTTGAGTCCGTGCTCGATGGCAAGAGCATTCTCTTCCATCCACTCATCTGAGACATACTCAAGATAAGAGTCTACACGTTCTTGAAGTGCTTCTTTCTCTTCGGCAATCTCTTCAGCGATTCTTGCCTCGTGCTCTTCTTCAATAGTAGCACGGATTGTAGCAACTTTTGAGTTGATAGCAGCTTCAAAGATTGTCTTTGCTTTTGCCTTAAACTCTTCGGTGAGTTCTTCACCACCGAGAAGTGCATTAACATCATCATCGATGTTATACTCTTCTACTTCTTCTTCAGCAACTACTTCATCTGTAGTTACTTCATCTTCTGCAACTACTTCTCCTTCAAACTCTTCCTCTTCTTTAAATTTCTTTTCAGTAGGCATAGCTTGATCTCCTGGAGTTGCATTTTTATTAACTACATCCTTCACCTGTTTGAGAGTTGTACCAGGTGTTTTAAGTTTCGCAGAATCATTAGTTGGACTATAGTTTTCAGGAGTTGGTCCTCCTAAATCCTCAAAGGGTGGTGTATTGCCAGGTGTTTTCACACCAGATGCATTACTACCTTCTTTTGGAAGTGCCTTTTCCCCAGGTGCTGCGTTTGCGTTAACAGCAGTCTTGGATTGGGTTACGTCTTCTTCCATTCTTTGTAATTTTGTGCCACGAGACATTTGTAAACTCTCCGATTCCTGTAATTAAACCTATATTTATTTAGAAGTTTTATATGTTTGATAAGAAATCGTTAAATAGATCGAGTTTTTTCTCGTCTAACGCTTTCTGATCAACCAATGTATTGATGGTTTTGTAGGTTTTATGTGCGAACTTCTCACGCAAAATACCCCCATCCCATACCCAATCCTTACCTTCCATAATTCCCTCAACAAATGCATCGGGAGCAGAAGGATCAGCAACGATGTCAGCAGCAGTTGCCAGCATAAAGTCATCACCCACAATATTTACACCTTCACGGGTTGGTTTCAATGAACCAATACCACGAGATGAAACACCAAGTTTTACTCCTTCCTCAACGAGAGAAGAAGCAATCTTACCCATTGGTGTGCCAAGGATCTTAGCTTTACCAATAAAGTTAGAACCACTTTCTTTAAGTGATACTATCTTATGAGAAACTCTGTCGAGATTCACAGTTGGGGTATCGGGGTGACCCAATTCTCCAAGTGCTCTTCCTGATTGAACGTGATTCTCATTGTAACGTCCAACTTCCTTACGAAGAGTTTCCATAGGATACATTCTACCATTGCGGTTTTTAATGTTTCCTTGAAGGAAAACCCCTTCAATATACATAGATTTCTTGCCGTTGCGATTTTCAACGAGAAATTCTACTGTTTCGATTTCTTCTCTAATGAGTTTCATTTAAGCATCCCCTGCTGTTTGAACTTGGATAATATTAACATCGGTAGATGCACCGTCAGTTTTTGCTATTAGTCTTCCTGCTGAATATAAAACAGTATCAGCACGACCATTACTTGCCGTCCATGCTGTAGAAACACCAGTAGTAACAGCATCCACCGTTACCTTAGTCTGGAAAGTTCCATCATAAGTAGATGCAGTATTATCAATGGCAGTTACTTGTGCAGTAAAATTATATTGATTGACGATATCTCCATTAGAGGAGGTTATTGGACAAACTAAACGCACAAGGTTTCCAACGTTAAATGGCATTTGTTGGCCTTCAGGACAAGTAAGAACTGTCGTAGCACCAATAGTAATTCCAACAATCTTTTGAGAATATCTGGACATCGCAAGAGTCTCAGATGTTCCTGAAGGAATATAATAACCACCTTCATCTGTGGTAACAGTAGATGCAGTTTGAGAGAAAGCAACATGTACTCCTGCAGTTCTAGGAGTTATTCTCAAATAAGGAGATTTTATCGCAAACGAAGTAGATACCGTTCCAGCTGCTACAGCCGCAAAAGAAATACCCGTTCCAACTATCGGACTATGTGCCATTATTCTTTAAAATCCATTTAATGTTATTTAGTATACTTGAGCAGTAGATTGTTGTGCATCATCTTCTATCTCAGTTTCAGCTTCTGCTTCAACTTCTATTTCAGATTCTGCTTCTACTTCATCATCATCAATTTCATCTTCAACTTCCTGATTACCAAAAAGAGAATTAGCTACAATAGGTCGAGCAGTCTCAACCTTTTCAGCTGACTTAGCATAAAGAATATCTTTCAATTTATCACTGATCTGAGCTGGACTTTCATCCGACACAATCATATCCAGTAATTCATCCATTTTAAGTATGTTCAAATGTTAACTAGTTGTATTTATATTTCTCCACCCTTAGGTGTTTGATTTATATTAGATTTAGTAACAGCACTATCTACGGCGGTTGATCTTAGATCCGCATCTGCAGTGTCTACTCCTGGTTCTTCCTCAGGAAATGGCATTGGTCTTAATCCCCCAGTGCCTTCTGGATCTAACATCATATCAGCAGGATCAGGTATAGTACCATCTGCAATTTCCTTTTCAATTTGATCATCCTGCTCCTCAATTTCTACATCAGTTTGACGCAGAACATTACGTCTAACCCAATCATTAGAATAATATTTACCAATATAAGGTTCTGTTGCCGTAAGAAGAGCTAATCTTTCTGTTTGCAACTCTGCTTCTTTTAATTCAGTGAAGTGATTATCATATAAGAAATCATACTGAATATGTTCCTCCATTACATTCCAATCTTCTGGAGTAATAACATTCTTAAGGAGTAATTGTGTTTTTAGCATGTCACTGAACATTGCTGAGAATCTCTTTCTCAAACGTCCAACAAACTTACTAAATTTAACTTCATCACGAAGTATCTCAGAAGATCTTCCAAGGTTAAATCCACCATCTCCTTCTATTCTAGAGATAGGAACATTTAACGCCTTGTACAATTTCTTCTTGAAGTATTCGATGTCCGTGATTTCTCCAAGATTCTGTCCTCCAGGAAGAGTAGAAATTTCAGTTCCACGACCTCCTTCCCTTCTAGGGAGCCAGAAATCTTCAAGCATTGCCATGTACTTCTTGTCATCTCGAACCTCTCCAGTAGATGCGTCGTATACAAGTTTGTTACGATATCTCATCATCACGTCACGGAGATATTGCTCTGCCTTTACTTTCGGTAGATTTCCAACATCAATATAGAAAATTCTTCTTTCTGGAGCACGAGATAATCTGTAGATAACCAGACTATCCTCAATCATTCTAAGTTGATTGAGTGCTTTAATTGCCTTATGTAAATATGATAATGTGGTTCCTTTATTTCTATCTACTAATCCTGAAGTACAAAATGTAATTGAATCTTTTGCAAATTTAATACCACCTTGTCCACCAGTTGCCGATGAAGAACTTGCTGTAGGATAAGTTAATTTAGGATTATATAAGAAGTATTCCTCTATTTCAGGAAACTCATAATCTGTAGGATTGCCTGTGTTTACAGTTAATGGACGGACATTATTCTTCTGTTTCTTTTCTTGTCTTACATAACGCATTTTCATTGCGTCGATATATCTTAACTCTTGTATCCCCTCATGAGGATTCTTAATATCAATTACTTTATTATAATACAATCTACCATCAATATACCAATTCCTATAAATTTCATGTGCCTTTCTATTGAAATCTAATAACTCAAGAATAAACTTAAACTCATCTCTTATTATCTTCTTAATACCATCACTTGCATTTAAATGATCTAAATTAATCTCAATTGGACTGTCATTACTATCAGAAACAAGGGCTTCATTTACAATATCTTCAATAGCACTATCCGCTTCAGGATGAAGTGCCATCTCACGATATCTTTTAATTAACGAAACTTCAGTCTTATAGACACCTTCAATATCAACATACTGACCAAAAAAACCACTACTCATGTAGTAGTCTGACTGATCCTCTTGATTGGGAGGAACAGGAGAGACTACTCCAGGAGATTGTGGTTCGTTGTCCTCTATCGAGAACCCAAATAACTTAGCCATGATTTATTTAAAAAATGCCCTTTCTTGGACTATTTATCAAAGTTTTTAAGTCCCTGTTGTGAGTAGGTCAGATGTA